CATTGTGCCAAGATATCCACAATCTCGCAGCCGTCAGCACTACAAGCCATCTCTTGGCTACTTGTGGTCATATCTTCGTATTCATATTCAGCCAACTTGGCTGTCCAATCCTCCTCTTTAGGCATTCTATTTAGTAAACTCTCATACTCAAATTTGCTACACTCTTGGTATGGGGCTTGTCTATATGTGTGGTCAGATACAGGTAAGAAAGAAACACCGCTCATTGTATTGAAGTGTTTATATAACCATGCACCAACTTCCATCCACTCATCTTCTTCTACACTAATCGTCTGTGATACTTTGTGTTCCGTCCAGTTGTCTTGGTATATTTTACCCAACTCTAACTGGTCTACAGCCGACAAGTCTTTTCTATACACACCATTCTTAGGACCCTTCACTGGGAATGAAAACACCCAAGTATGTAATGGTTTGGTTATGTCATCTTCGTGTGGGAAGTCTGCTGCTGCCATCATCTTAGCTAATGGGTCTTTCTTGTCAGCCCTGATGGTCCTGATGTAATACTCGGAGTGCCGTGTATGAATACCACTAGCACTATCTACTAACTGACTAACTGTGCCTGATGGTTTGATACAGGTGATAGCTGTAGACTGATTGATGCCCAACTTCTTTGCCCATAAAGCATTAGTATCAATAGCCACCTTCTTTAGGTTCTGGAGTAATTCTTCCAAACCCTTCAGCTTTCCATTAGTCAATTCACTATCCATAATACCAGTCAAAGAAACACCTAACAATCTTTCTTCTTCACAATTCTCAGTCCACTTCTTATTTATATATTTGAAATTAGTCAGTGTGGACTGCCAAGTTCCTAAGATTGTAGCAAACTTTACCTTCTCTTTCAATGTTTCTTCTGTATCATCATCTCGGATAACAATCTCCGTAAGATTGCAAAACTCTTTATCACGGAGGATTATTTCGGAACAAGGGTTGGTGCCGAAATCATAATCTGGATCTCTACGACCATTCTTCTCTGCTTGTTTCTTCGCGGCTTCTCTATTGTATATACCACGCTCACCCGACTTGGAATCATACAGTGCCTTCCATTCATCCATAAAGATACCCATATCAGGACGCTCTGTGTAACAAGCTGAGTTATTAGCAAGTGCTCTCTGTTGGTTGTTTTCCCACCAACGACCTGACTTGGCTAATCTCATACGGTCATCAGATGTATTAGACAAACTGATTAGTGCTGAGCGTCTGACGCCACCGACTACAACAATCTCAGCTATCTTGCAACAAATATCGTGTGCCTCTAGTGATGTAAGTTTTCTTCCGGCAGCGCCACGAAATGTAGAAACGCAAAAATGGAATAAATCTTCTAAGGGTTCTGGTCCTGAAGCACGCCCACCAAAAGTTTTCAGTGGTGCTCCAGCAGGTCTCACTCGGGATAGATTCCATTTTGGTATCTGCCCGGCAGCCAATAGAAAGATAAGCTCTCGGACTGCCTTGGCCCATCCCAATTTGGAATCTGACACCATAATAATAGTATCAGTATCATAAAACTCATCATTGATAACCGGTAACTCTGTAACAAACTGGCGCTCTACTGAAAAGCCAACACCTGTTCCATTCATTAAGATATAAAGCAACTCATCAAATGCACGGAGATTATTGACTGCTATGTAGGAACAATTATACCCAGCAACATTCTCTCGCTTCAATGCCTCACCTGCGGTCATCAAAGACCTCATTGAAGGCATCACTCTCAAATTAAGCACTGCATCTTTGATTTGATTAACTACCTGTGACGTTACCTTGAATTCCTGTTGTTCCTCCAAATGCTCTCTAAAAAAATCGAAATACCGGTCCACGGTCTCCGGCCATGTTTCTCTCCTGTGTTCTTCGTATTTGTATCTTGCGTATCTGCTTAAATGTATATATTCTTGGTATTGTGACGGCAGTAACTCCATTATAAACTCCTATGTTTTTTTCCAATTTGCCAAAGCCATACGAGCCTGCAAACCAGTATATGTATTTTCTTTTATTATTTGTTGGGGATTATGACCAGATAAGGTCATATCATTGATATCTTTTTCGTTGAGAGAATTGGGCCATACTACTATGTTATAATCATTGTCAACCATCTGTTCCATTTTTTGGACTATCTCCCTAGAGCGTGGCTCGTTATCATAAACTGCCACTATCATTTCTTTATCTAAACCTTCAACCAACTGAGCCATATCTGAACCGGCTACAGCAATAGCATTATCTAAAAACAAACTATCAATCGGGCCCTCGACCACATAAACCAACCGACTCCAATCAACTCTATCTAAACCAAATATCTTTGGTTTGTCCTCAAATTTTACCGTTAGATACTTCGGCTTCTCATCACCAAAAGCTCTACCTTGTGCGGCGAATACTTCACCATCTTCATCTCTAAATGGGATCACCAACCTTGGGTGTTCTTTTCTTCTAGGAACTAAAGTAGATACTCCAGACCACTGAAACCATTTGTCACAAAGATAAAACTTGTCGTAATGCTCCTCTGGAATTTTTCTATTTGATAAAACTTGGCGCGCCGGATGGTCGTGCTTCAATCTATTTAGTCCGGTTAGGACCTCTAGTTTTGGATCTTTCTTTTTAAATTTAGGAGCATCAAATTTATACTCCGGCTCTTCCGGTTTGGCAAATCTCTCCATAACATATTCTTTATGTATTTCAGGATCAACATATTGTATTACTTTAGACGCCGTAGTGCCCATGCTACAATTGTGACATTTGAAATTCATTTGGTCCTTGACCCGATAGAAATATCCACGTGCTTTATTGCTGAACTTCTGCGAGTCCCCACAATATGGACACCTGCAATTATACAGATAATCCCTCACCTTATGGAACCTATCCAGGCGTGAGGAAATCTGCAAAAGATATTTTACATCCAGAAAAATCATTATACCATTATATCACGGGCTCATAATAAAGTCAAGGTAATGGAAAAAGGTTTTCATCAAAAAACCTACGGGGAAAAAATTCCCACTACTTTTTTTTCAGAAGTGTTTTAGTTGGCTATTAAAAAGAATATTTATACCGTAGCATCAAGGTATTATCATCACTGTATTCATTCTCATAGCGTTCCAAGTTTAAAGACAACTTTGATTTCTCAGTAAGCTTAAATGACTTTGTTGCTCCATACGACTGATAATCCTGAGTAGCATTAAACAACAATTCAAAATCATAGTTAGAATAAAGATAATAAGCACCAATTGCTACTGCCGCTATACCTAACAATTTTGCTATATCATTATTGCCACTATCTTCTGAAGGTGGAGGTACATACACCGTCTGACCACACGCAGTAATATTTCTGCCGTTGCCTGTACCAACGGCGCCATTCTGACACATTACATCACCAAACCGTTTCGCCTCTGCACTAGTAGAATACATCGAATACTCCGATACAACTACAGGCTTACCTAGTTTCAATGCCTCTTTTAAATCTCTAATGCCTCGTTGAATGTCTGCTGTTTTGTAACCAGTTTTTGTATGGCCGCCAACTTGTAGATAGATATAGTCTGCGTCTTTATAATATGCTGTACTCTTAAAACGTCCGCCACCTACACCTGGTGTTAAATGGACTGCAACAGGCTTGCCTGACTTTGACTTGATATGTTTGATTAACGCACTTACTTGAGAAGGTGACCAGTAATCATCACATTCTAAACACACTACATAGGCGGCAACTTGGTCATCATATTTGTCTACAATGCCACCCATGTATGCTTTCTGTTCTGCTACTGTACCGCCATGTTCACCGTGTTTAGATTCAGGTGTCAACCATAATACAGGTTTAAGGCCTGCATCATTGAGTTCTTTTAATCGTTGAGTAAAGTTATGTCCCTCTACTACATGACCACCCCTACGAGGCTCTGACCTTGTATATAAATCTATGTGAGTATCGCCATTTGCTTTGACTATGGCTCTTAATGCCGCACGGTCAGCATCAGACCATTCCCTACCCAAATAATACATAGTAGCATTGGTTCTTGCACCCGGACCAATACCGCTTTCACTGTAATGTCTTATTAAAAAGGATGACCGTACGCCGTGTATATTATATTGTGGGTCGTATGCTAAACTACCAGCTGAACTGGTAAGTAACAAGAACCCTAGGATTTTCGTAATCGTCCTGTACATAAGTCTCCATATCCAAATTAACAGAACCTCTTTCGGTTAAATTGAATGACTTTTCTAGACCATAGATTTGGTAGTTATCTGTAGCCTGTAATTTCAATTTAAAATCATAATTAGTATGTAAATAATAAGCAGCCCAAGCAGCAGCAATAATACCTACTGCATATATAGCATACTCACCATCTCTATTTTTCTTGGGTGCTTCTTCTGCACCACAAAAAGTTATATTTCTACCGTTGCCTGTACCAACTGCACCCATCTGACACATTAGGTCTCCTAGTGCTTTTGCCTGAGCTGTTTCACTATATAAAGCATATTCATTTGCAATAACAGGTACACCTAATGTTAGTGCCTCAGCCAACATACTCTTTGCAAGTTCTACATCAGCTACATAATCTCCTGTAATGTGGTCGCCTATCTGTAAGAAAATATAGTCAGCGTTTTTATAATAGTTTCTGTCTTTCTTATACCCACCAACACCCGGAGCAAGATGTACAGCAACAGGTTTATCTGTTCTCGCCTTAATATAATTTACATAATGATTTACTGTTGCGGCGTCCCAAAATTCATCACACTCCAAGCACACTACATAAGCGGCAACTTGGTCATCGGACTGAGCAATAGTTTTATCTATGAAGGCTTCATGTACAGCCTGTGATTTTTTATAATCACCTTGACGTTGTTCGCCGGTCATCCATAACACTGGTTTCAACCCATTGTCATTAAGTTGTTTTAGTTTGGCGTGTAGATTTTCGTTTGGGTCTACTATTCCGCCGGGGAGGACTCCACTACTGGCTCTTGCATATACATCTATGTGAGTGTCGCCATTATTTTTGAGTCGTGCTATGTAATTAAGTCTTTCTGTATTGTTCCAAGTTTTGGACAAATACATTAATGAAGTGCTAAACTTATCTTGAAATATGTTTCCTAATAAAAAGGAAGACCTAACTCCATGTATTGAATGTTTTGTATCGTATGCTAAAACTGAACTACTTACTAGGGCCGCCATCAGTACGGCGGATATCATCATCTTTAACTTTTTCACGTTTATTTTTCGCAACCCTTAAAGGTTTCCTCATGGCTGCTTTGTGCTCTTTATGTGTAACATTATCTAGTAAACTCCTCAACCTGGCATCAAACCATATGCCAGTTTTGGTTCCTTGGAACCATTTATAAAAACTATTGCCAATTACTCCTGCTAAAATAGATTTTATAACAAACCAAAAGAAAAACATTATTCTTTATTCTCTAATGACCGAATATAACAGATGATTTCTTTCAATTCCTCATCAGTCCATCCTTGGCTCTTCCAAGGTGGCATCATGTTAAGTCCGTTCAAAATACTTTCTATCAATTCAGCATCCGTCTTTTCTAAACGGTCACCTGACTGAAACTTTGGTACTATTTGCTGTGGCAATACATCATGGCAATTAGCACATCCTAAGATATACGTTTCTTCACCAAATTCAGTAGAGCATGACTCATCTGCCTGTACACCATAACCAATCATACATAAAACAAAAAATAATATTTTTTTCATTACCAACCCTGCCTTTCGCGAAAGGAGGAATGCTTGAGAGCCATGCCTCCAAGTAACCGTAACACCAAATAGACGGTCATAATTTTGGACTTTCTCACATCAGGTTCAGCTGCTCTCATACCCTCTAACATGATATTGTCAGCATTCTTTCTCATCTCAGCCACGCATGCCGGAGAAAAATTTGCTTTGTTTTCTCTGAGGGCTTCATAAAGGACATCATGTATAACAGCTGCTCGTGCTACATCCCATGGCGCTATGAATGACCAGGCGGCACGATGTATGGATGCCAAATCTGTGTGATATGATTTTGACACCACAATTTTTACCTTGGGTTTATTTTTGGATATACTTCTTGGCTTAACAATCTTTACACCAAGGTCTCTCCAACAGTCCAAAAAATCAAAAGCCTCGGCACTAAAGAACCACAATTCTTTATTGAGTTCCCAGTGCCGGGGCCCGTGAAATGTGGCCTTTAATTTACCAGACCAAGTTTTCATCTTATTCCTCTGGGCGAATTAAAGTCCATGCGCCATAAATTATTGCGGCCCAGGCTACCCATTTAATAAGGGGTGAAAATAATAGGGCTACTACACCGACGCCTACTAATACGGTACCGTCCCATGACGACCGCTCTGACCATCTGGCCTTTACCCATTCTACTAAATTAAACATTCATACCTCCTTAAAGTACTATCCAACCAAAATGATGATTGGCTGCTATTAAAGCTATAACTACTACTGCTATATAAAATACTTTTTTTCCGTCCATCTTTACTTATCTCCTTCGTAATAATTTTTATACTCCTTGAGAATAATAACATATTCACCAAGCTGCTTACGAATGTCAATAATGTTTAAAGACAGCCTTTCATAATCTTCGTGCCTCAATGCAAACAAGGCAACTCCTTTATTGTTTTCTTTTAACATCTTCCAAACTGAATCTATATTTTCTTCAGTTACTATCAACCACTCTACCTTATCCAATTTAACCGGATCAGGCATTTCTATATTTAGTGGTGTTTTTACTTCTGGAATTGTAACTACTTCTATTTTCTTTTTTGCTGTAAGACTACACCCAACCAACATTGTTGCTGCTAATCCTGCTACTATCACTTCTTTAATCATTATATTGTCCCTCTTTGTAATTAGGATTTGCAATCTCTGGACATTCTCGGTTCGTTTCAGATTTCTTTCTAGCCGCAATCTCTTTATGAGTCCGTGGCGAACCAGATAAAATCTCAAAACACCTCATAGCATTTTTAGAAGCATTATTAATAATCTTCTCTACTAGTCCAGGTTTTGCCTGAGCTAAAACATCCAACTCATGCCTAGAAAGTTTCTTTACTAGATTACCTTTCTCCCTATTCAATACTGCTGTCTGTTGTCTTAGTTCTTCGTTGGCCTGTTGTATTTGCTCAGCTTCTTTCTTTTTAGCTTCAATAGCCTGTTTTTGTTTCTCTATTGAATCATTAAGCAAAACTTGCTCAGCTACCAGAAGGTCATTTTCTAATTGAACTTTCTCTATGTAATTCCAACCAAGAAATCCACCAGCGCCTAGCAATAGAACCAACACTATAGTAATTTGTATCATAATATAATCCCCACTAAATAATAATTATTTCATTTGTTGCATAGAAAACTTGGCCATCTTCATTAGTCCGCGAACATCTTTAGACATAACCTTTTCCATTTTTTCTTGGTTGTTTTTGTTTATTTTGTCATACACCTGCTGTATAGCTGATGCTGTAAACAAATCAACCTTCTGACCATGGATCTTTTCATACTGTTTATCTTTCACAATGCGATTGATCTTGTCAATAACTCGCTCAGGTTTCTGTTCACCAGGAACTTTGCGGCCTTCTCCTACTTCTTCTTTCGCACCACGAACTTTCTTTATACCTCTCTGTCGCCTATGTGCAGCAGTACCAGCACTTTTAGCTCGTACTGAAATACTATCTGGATATACACTATCTGCATCCCGTCCTTTTTCCTCAGGATCAGATACTCCTCCATGCTTACGTTGCCTTGGGTTTCCGGCTGAATACTGTTGGCCACCTTCTCTTGCCCATTTATTATAAGAACCTGCCTTAGTACTACCTTCATCCATCTCTACTTCTTCTTTCGCGCCACGAACTTTCTTTACACCTCTATTCTGATGGTCTCCACCAGTACCAAAACCCTGGCCGTGGGCAGCCTGTGGTGAATTACCGTGTTTCCTATCACCTATACCAAAACGACCTCTAGATTTTTCTCTGGCAGCTTTTTGTTGTGGGTTCAAACTACCTTCATCCATCTCTACTTCTTCTTTTTTCTTCTTCGCAGCATCGTTTCGTTTTTCCCAACCCGAACCAGGCCGTAAAGCATCACCACCCTTTAGAGGTTTTTTTAACCAGTCCCTTACTTTACCTTCTTCCACCTCTACTTCATCTTTAATGGCAGCCTTACCCTTTGCTGTAATAGATAATTTGTGGTCACCTTTCTTCAAGGCCTTCTTACCTTTATCTGTAATCCTTATAATTTTAGTCTTACCTGTTACCATCTTACCAGTTTTCGGATCAATGGGAGGCATCTTCTCCATACCAGGCCATTTGTTACCTAGACCTAATGTTTCTGCAACAGCATCAACCATACTTGTATCTTCTTTCTTCATGTACTTTGTTTTAGCAGCATGACGAGCGGTATCATAGTCAACATTTTTCTGGTATGCAGACTTTTGTTGTTTTTTCTTCAACGCCTGTTGTTTTGGTGAATTCGCAACTGCCTTTACTAAAGCATCTCCTTCTGTATCTTCACCCATTTTGATCTTGCCTTTGTAGGTCGTCGTGCGAACTCCAGTTTTTGGGTCTGTGGTAGTTTTCTTAGGTGTAATTCCTAAACGCTTTTGTGCGTTCTTTAGATTTTTACTAGCATCTTTTAGTCTGCCAATACCTTCATCAACCTCTACTTCTTCTTTTGATAATTTATCAGCAGCCTTATCAATACCCTTCTGTCGTTTGAATGCCTTACCAGCGTGCTTGATAACATCAGCCCGTGTCTGTTTAGGACCTTGTGAGATACCCAAATCAAGCATAGCATTACTCTTATCAACAGATGCCTTCTTCACATAAGAACCTAATGTCTTTTTAGAAAGTTCATTTACAGCCTGTGCGATAAGACTTTCTACTTCCACTTCTTCTCCACGGGCTAGAGCAATAGCCTTATTCTTTTTAGGCATACCTTTCTTACTTGGTTTAAGAACCGTAACCTTATCTGGATTTTTCTTCTTAAACTTCTCAACCTCATCATCACTCACTGCAGGCGGCTTCGTAGATAATGCTTGACCTATAGGTTTCTTATCATTATCTTCGTGTGCCGGTAAAGCCTGACTAGCACCATCTCTACCCACCGGACGAGAAAGTTTAATAGTGCCCTGAGCTCTGGCTGGATCTTTCTTATCTCTTTTCCGTGAAGGTATCTTTTTTATAGGACCTTTGAATCCAGAAATATCAATAGGCTTTTTTATCACTTTGCTTGGATTTTGAGGATCTTTATCTCCACCTATACCTTCCTCAACATCAACTTCTTCATGCTTAACCTGTCGCCGGGCAGCCTTTTCTCTACGAGCTCGTTTTCTGGCCAGGTCATCACTCTTAAATTTCTTTAGCATTTTTGATGCTACTGATTCTTCTGTTGGCTCATACTCATCATCAATTCTTGTAGCCAAATGCTGTTTCATTTGTGTTTCTTTATCAATTGGGATCTGTCGTTTGCCAACCTTTGTGGCCTTATTCTTTTCACCCGGTGTCATTCTCTTTACATATCGAGAATACTCACCGCCGCCAACATCTCTTTCACCCGCCTCAGTTTCTTTAGATTCTTTCTTGGCTTTCTTATCACGCAAATCTTTATTGTGTTTTTCCAAGTCTTTTAGACTACCCTTTTTAACTCCGCCAGTCGGGAACTTCACCTTGTCGATTACTTTACTATTACTCCAACCGGTAGTAGTTTCATCAAACTCTACAGATTCGTGTTCCGGATGGTTCGCATACTTTGGATCATCCCTTCTCACTA